TCTATAAGGGGATTTAAATGGATAAATTTAAACTTGAAGTTTTCAATACCGATTCAGGTATAAGAAAATTATATATCTGTGACAATGGCTGGATGCTCTCAGCAATACTCAATCCAACCAAAAAATTTATTGACATTGAGTGGGATGAGCGAGGGGGCTATACCATAGAGGATGAGCCAAATAAAACCTGTCACAGTTATGGGGGCGATGGGGGTCTGTGGGAAGTAGCCTTGATTGGGCCTACTGGCGACATACGCTATGACACGCCCGTGACTGATGATGTTCTTGGTCATCTCACAGATGATGAAGTACTTGACCTTGCCGATATTGTATCTGGCTGGGAAACTGAGATTATTATAACTACCAAATATGTGGGGCGTACTTGGAAGCGACACGCCCTTCCCGATAGCTTATAGAATCTATAAGGAGATTAAAAATGGAAGATACAGAAATAGTTTTAGAAGCTGATGATGCTGTCGAGCAGTATGATGATCTTGACAGCGAATCACCCCTTGACTTTAATTAAAAATAAATGTAGTATCTTAAGTGGCTTATAGATTCTATAAGCTTTTTTCGTGTAGTAAAACCAACTAAGGAGACAGTAATGTCTAATGTACTTTCGATGTTCCAAAGACCCACACCTTCAGTTTTTAACGAGGGTTATGGTGATGCTAACTTTGATGTAGCTTCAGTACCCCTCATGTACTTCAATGAGGATGGCGAGTGGCATCATTCCTCAAAAGTTGCAGTAGTCCGTACTGACACCATGCAAGAGTTAGGTGTGCATGGTCAAAGCTACAAGCCTGTTGCACCTAAAGAGCTTATCCAAGCCCAGCGCGATATCATCATGCGTAGTGACTTGGAAACTGGCGGTATAACTGAGCGTATTGAGACTGCCTATCACGGCGCGGCTACGTTTGTAAAGTATCGCTTACCTGAGCATACTTACACTACGCCTGACGGTGACACGGCTTGTCTGACCCTGCTGGGTGTAACCTCGTTGAACAGTACATTTTCTTTTCTTATGTCTGCGGGGGCTCTTCAATCCGCTTGCTTCAACGGGCAAGTATTTGTTGGTGGGGCGGCGGCTTTGTTCAAGGCTCGACACACCAAGAACCTTGATATACAAGCGGCGGCTAGGTCTATCACAAAATCTCTAGAGGTTTTCCAGAATGAGCAAGAGCTATGGGCTGAGATGTATCGCACTGAGGTTACAGCCAAGCAAGCCATGTTTGTTTTTGCAGAGGCCGCAGGGTGTTTGGATCTGGTGCGTACCATTGTGGCTGAGTGTGGTGTGTCATGGTCAGCAGTGTTTGACCAGCTACCCAGACTCAATAGCTCGCTGACCTATCTTGCGAATGCTTGGAATCAGTACTCAGATAAAATGGGCCGCAATCAATGGGCTGTCTACAATACTCTAACGGATTGGTCTACTCATGCTCCAGCGGCTACTAAAAAGACTCAGGCCAATATCGCCTCAGTTAATCACAAGCGCCAAGAAATTGTACGCAACGTGTGCAACTCTGATGTATTCCGTATCGCGGCCTGATGATGTTGATATTGAATCTCTTGTTCAGCTTTATATTTATATCAGGCCTAATCCTGATTATTCAGGCTTGGCTCAAAAGCTGAGAGACTTGCACTTCACAGAGTCTGAGATCTTTAACGTCCTTCACAGAGTGCGTGAAGGTTATTACTAATCAAGGCCCTTCGGGGCCTTTTCTTTTGCTTATAGAATCTATAAGGAGTTATTAGTGCCAAAGGAAAAAGAAAAAATATTAAATGTTCAAAGACTAATCAGATCAGCGATGACCGATGAAGATTACTGTTCTTTTATTCTGGATTGTTTGCATGAAGAACAAAGTAAGTTTTCTTTAGAGAGACTAAATAAATTCTGGGGCGATGCCGCAAAGTCTAGCGACACCGTTGAAGAATGGATCAACAACCATAGAGGAAAGTAATATGTATTACGTAGCATCCCGCAGTCAACGTGCCAACGATATGATTATCTGGCGTCACATCAAAAGATTAAAGTCTTTCAAGGCTACTGATGGTGTGGAATATATCGTGGCTAAAAATAAAAAAGAAATGCACCAATCGCTACCTATCTACATTGGCGTGGGTGATAAGCTTGTTAAGACCAGACGCTATGAGATCAATTGGCTTGATGCTTTCTTTCGGTAGGAGATAGTTATGTTGTTCAACAATGAGTGCCATCACCCAGAAGAAAACTATTTGTTTTCTATGGAGATTGAGGGCGAGAACTGTGACGTTTGGGTAGTGCAGAAAGATGACCAGAAGTTTTACAAAGGCTATTACGAATTTTGTTTGCGCTATGGCAATGAAGATCACGAGTATCGTAGCAGTTGGGATTGTGCCTTGATTGAGCGTAGCATTTGTCACCACTCTAAATTTGCTTATGACTTTCAGGGGTCTGGTATAGCCCGTGACCAACTCATTGAACTCAAGAGGCGCTTGCAGGACGCAGGCTTTTGGGATCTGGAATGGAATTTAGATAGTGAAATCAGAGACTTGCGTGTTGAAGTTGAACAATATAATGACTCGCCACGTTTCAAAACTGTATAGCTTATAGAATCTATAAGGAGATCTTATGTACAATATTCATGCAAAAGCTGTGCAAGATTACTCTAGATTATCTAGTGACAATCTTTCGGATGTGATTCTGATGGTGGTGCTGAGTATTCAACAGCCTTGGTACGCTGTAGGTGATCAGCTAAAAGATGTCAAGAAACTTGGGCGCGACTCTAGATTTATCTGGGGTAACAAGATCAAGACCTTTGACTCGTTACAGTCTAAGAAAGATTTTATTTATTCACAGTATCTGGCAGTCCTTAACTCATCTAAGTCTGATGATGACAGGGCGCTGTCTTTGATGAACGTATTCCTTCAGATCGACGGGCTTGGTCTAGCCAAGGCTGGCTTTGTCTGCCAGCTAACAGCGGGGCTAGTCGGGTGCATTGATGTGCATAACATTCGGATGTACAACATCCCTCAGAAGGACTTGACATTCTCTAAGTCTATTAAGTCTAAGGCATTGAAGGATAAGAAGATTTCTAATTATATATCTGTCTGCCACACCATTGGCACAGAGAGTTTGTGGGATACTTGGTGCTGTTCACTGGCTACCAAGACCAAAAGATTTGAAGATGGTTTTCATGTATCAAAAGTACATTATGACTTTCTTCAAGATGCGGTAAACATTTAACTAACTAACGGAGAACTATCATGGCTTATGCCTCTGGCTACATTACGGTTGAAACAGAAGTAGATATCAATGACTACGACAGTGAATTTGAAATAGAGTTTGATGGCATCACTGATGTTATTGAAACTGCTAGATCAAACGGTTATAGCCCAGAAGAAATTATTGACTACTGCTTTGATGAATGTATGGTTGATCCCACAAAATTTATGCAGGAATACATGACAATTGAGCAGATCACTCAGCTATATCGACGGGCTGTTATTGAGAAAATGGATGAACAGGGCCTTACAATATCTAATCTGCGCGATAGAATTAAAGAGCTTGAAGAACAGCTTACAAATGATACTAAAACTGACGAGGAGTTAGTTAAGAATGTCGCATACTAGATTCATCTGTTGCTTAACTGACGATCATCCAAAGGTTGTGGAGTTGCCTACAACCCTTGAGGAGCTTGATGATTGGCAGAAAGGTCGCAAGGATCTTGGGGTAGCAATGCCCCAACTTTCCCCTGCGGAAATGGACTTCTTAATTTATGGTATTTTTTCTAGTGGACTGAAGGAGATTAAAGATGGAGAATGAGACATTAATTGTTTGGGTGATGGAGTACTATGATACAGTCGCAGGAGAAAAGTCACTTGATCTGTACAAGACAGAAGATATGGCTCAAGAAGATAAAAGAAAGCTGACGGCTGACGGCACTATTTCTGATGTTTTAATTTATCAAAGGATGGTATGGCAATGAGTATCTTAAATAGTATTGAGTTGGCTAATCATTGGCGCGGTCATCTTAGAAATAACTGTGCGGATTCAATAAAAGCACGGCGCAGATATTCAAGGAGGTATGGCGAGAACTCTGCTCTTGTAAATTATTTTGAGGGTAAAGAGTCAGCGACTAGAGAAGCCATTAGGATATTGGAATATATGGTCGAGTATCAGGAGATCTATCATGGGAACAGCTAGTATGTATGGATCATTTGTTCTAGATGCAGAGCTAGATTGTGCTTGGGCGACAATGGATGTTAGAATCTTTTACACAAATCATTCAGAAGGAGTAGAGCTTGATAAAGTCGAGATGGTTGGAGGCCACTTGGCAGGATTGGATGTCAGTAGCTATTTCAATACTGATTATATATTTGATCTTATTGCTGATGAGATGAGCAATGCAGACTACCATTGGTCAGATCACGGAGACTAACATGAATATCTTTTATCTTAATGACTGTCCACGCAGGGCCGCTGAAGAGCAATGCGATCAGCATATTGTCAAGATGCCGCTTGAGACTGCACAGATTTTGTCCACGGCGCATCGTGTTGTCGATGGTACAATAGTGATCGGACAGACTTCTTCAGGCCGTAAAGCTAAACGCTGGGTGCTAGATAAATATGATGATAAGTTTTATCTTGCGGCCTATGTCAATCATCCAAGCACTGTCTGGGCTAGACAAAGTAAACAACATTATCAATGGTTGTATGAACATTTTGAAGCACTAAGTATAGAGTTTCAAAGACGCTTCAAACACAACCACAAAAGCTGGAACAAACTAAAGTTCTTTACGAGCAAAGCCCCACAAAACATTGAAGTCTCTGGGTTTATTGAGCCACCTCAATGTATGCCAGATGAGTACAAAGATCCTGATACTATCAAGGCTTACAAAAAATATTATGACTTTAAGTTTCATGATTGGATAGAGAAAGGGAGGCCAATGAGGTGGACAAATGTACTTTAAATTGAATCCTAAAGACCATCACGACTCTATCCTTATGGGGCAGGATACTGTTAGGCTTTGTGAAATGCAGGGTATTGTTCCAAGAATGACAGATAAAAAAGGCATGGACACGAGAACTAAAAATAATATACTCGCTTTCAAGGCAGAGTTTTTATTTGCTCGCCTCTTTAATTTACCTCTGCCCGTTGTGAATGTTTTGTCTGATGGAGGTATAGATTTTTGGTTGGGTGAAACATCAGTAGATGTTAAATGTAGCTCACACACTGATGGCCCTTTAATATTTGACTCTGAAAAATCTTTTGCGGCTAAAGTTGCAGTTCTTTACGGCGCAACTGATGACACTGAAATCTTAAAACTACATGGCTGTATTGGCAGGAAAACTTTTTTTGAAAAAGCCTACAAAAAAGACTTTGGCTATGGAGAAAGGTTTGTAATGGATGCAGACAGTTTAGATCCCATTGAAAAACTATGGAGGTTTTATGTTGAAAAAAACTTGGTTGTTAATTAAAGAATCGCC